GTGGGAGGTACTTAGCAGATGACGTTGTAGGGACGTATGAGTCCCCACGATCAGGGTTGTCTACCATGCCGCCTAAGTCAGAGCGGTAGAGATGAGGCGCGGCAAAAACAACAGTGCCTACAGCGGCATTTAAAACACCGATACCTGCTCGTATGGTTCCAGAGGTTGTTGATCCAGTTGTAAATGTTATTGATACGTTTCCGTCAACTACATCATCAATGGACGCTGACAAAGTTCCAGACGCGCCGCTTATATTTGCACTTAAAATTTTATTGTTACCGCTTGTAATGCTCGACAAGGCTTCATCAACAAGCAACTCTAGTGTATATGTCGTATTGGCATTCAAAGTTACATTTTGCGTTAAATAACTACGACCAGATGTTGTCTGCTCTTGTGTAATTGTCGGTAGATTAGAAATCTCTGAACCTAAAGTATGGGTAAACGTGCCAGTGCCGAAACCAACGCTCCAAGTAGTTGGTGTTGCTGAGTCAAATTCAGAGTACGTCACCAGATTATGCGGTGCCCATTTGATAACAGGCATCTCGCGGACGCTTACGTTGTCTACATAGAAGGTAGCCGTGCCGCCTCTGAAACCCAACTCAAAGGTGGATGAGTCAGCAATATAAGCGTATTCATAATTGCCACTTGCTGAGTGCGATTGAAGCGATTGTTCGCCGTCCATAAGCGAAGGAGTGCCGCCGGAAACGTCTATCAATGTGAAGGTGACAATGTATGTCTTACCTGCTTCAACAGCTACGTCTTGGCTTAACGCAACAGTGACACTTGATCCGCTGTCGTATGATGCGCCCCTGCTAGACCAAACCCAACCCGCTCCTGACCAGCCATCAATGCTATCCGTAAACGAACCATTTGTTACAAGCTCAGGCCCATAGCCGTCCGTCATAGTGGCATTGCCAGCACGGGCGTGGGTTATGGCTCCATCAAAGTTGACAGTCTGGTTCTTGTCCTTCTGATAAAAGTTATCAATGAAGTCAAAGACAAGACCGGGGTTGTCAGAACCAACAGAGTATTTAGATATTCCTCGCCTAATAGACGTAGCTAGTCTGTTAAGCCTAGAGCCAAAAAACATTAGTCCATCTCCGATACGTAAGCTGTGCCTGTGCTTCCGCCAGTGATAAAGCTAATGGTGTCTCCTGAATAAGTGTGGATGAACTCTACAGTGTTAGAGGGAATGTAGTAGTCGCTAGTAGTAGCTGTGCCTGAGACGCTAATGTGTACGTCTACAGTGGCAACAATACGTGTTACTCGTTGAGTAATAGAAGTTGAAGAAGCAGCAGAGCCTGATACGGATACTGTCTGAGTAGTTCCCGGACGTAAACACTGGATAGGCGCTGAGTTAGAATCTTTGGCTAAACGTGACATGGATGTTCTCCTGAGTCAGAAAAGGTAAAGGGGCCATTGCTGACCCCTTGAGTTTTAGCTTATGCTTAGTTTGGCAGAGCCAGAACAAAACCAGCTTCAGGACGGTAGCACTCGACACCGTAGAGAGTGTCAGCAGTGTACAGAGTTGACAAGTGCTCCTGCTTGTACTGAGTCTGTGAACGTACAGACATCTGCTCTGCAAGAACGACAGCGTCCTTGTGGAACAAGAGTCCAGCACGTACTTCAACAGCACCGTTTTCAGCAGAAGTCTCAATAACTTCACAGTTAGAAGACACGTATACGTCTACACCGTAGAGGTTACCGATAAGGCCGCTTGCAACTGGTTGACCGCTTACGAAGTCAGAAGACACGTAACGCTGAATACCAAGGATCTGGTTACGTACTGAAGGTGGAATTACGAGGCAACGGTTGTCCATTGGAACGTCGTTGTCGTCCATCTTCTGAATCATGTCACGGAAGAAGTCGTCGCTAAACACGTCAGCAGCAGTTACTGTGTCTTCAGCAAAAGCAACAGTGCCTTGGGCAGCACCGCCAGCAACATTGTTAAAGAAACAAGAGCTGTGGACGTAGCTGCCGGGAAGACCAGTGTGGAGTACGTTGGTAGAACCTACGTTTGCATTAGCACCGTCAATACGGAAAGCTGTAGCAACTTGGTGGAGGTCAGTGTCAACCTTCTTAGCAAGCGCATAACCAGCATCTTCAGTATAGAACTGACGGAGGCTGTTGAGTGCCTGTACTTCTACGATGTCCTCAATCAAACGAGAGTACTCAAAGTGACGGTTTACGTCAATTGTGATTTCGTCTTCAGTGTTTGCAATTACAGTAACCGCAGTGTCAGCAGACTTAGCGTTTGCGTCTGCACGGACAGGTACTGGGACGTGAATGCGGTCACCCTTCTTGCCAGACATTGCAATCTTCTTGACAAGGGGAGCCATCTTTAAGTTCTTCTGGTAAGCAGCAATTACCTCGTCACTCCAGATTTCTGGAATAAACGCTGATGCTTCGGTCTTCGCTGTAAACGCTGCTGCTGCAGGCGAAGAAGTGTATGTTGTAGTAGCCATGTTAATCTCCTAATAGATTATTTGACACGACCCTCTGCGTACGCTTGTAAGATTTCTTCGGACAAGCTTTGGTAACGCTCAGGGTCAGTTCTCATTAGTTTAATAATGTCGGCCCTGCGATATACTTTCTTACGACTTCCTTCAGCACTGCCTCTGGCGTTGCCTGTGTTAGCTGCCTTGAGTTGTTGCTTACGCTCCTGCTTTTCAACATTAGCGGTCTGCTTTACTACTTGCTTCCGTTCTTTCCAGAGTGAGAAGAGTTCGTCAGCAGAGTCAGCATCGTACTGCTGGTCAGCGGCTACAAACAATTGAGTCCTAATTTTAGAAGTTTTAATCCACTCAGCAAACTTAGGATCAGCTAAGATCTCTTGCATGTCTGGGTGTTTATTATTAAGCGTAGCCAGTGCAGCCTGTTGTTTGTACTGCGCTGAGTACTGCTCTGCTTCTCTAATCTTAGGGTGGTTCTCAATAGCCTTGTTGACAGCACCTTGCGGATCTGTAAAATAGTCTATATCGTCTTCAGGCTCAACGTATTGTTGAGGTGCTTGTTGTTGTGTCTGAGTACTAATGTAATCGTCTACAACTTTACGAAGTTCTCCTACTTCAGATGACTGACGACCTAAAAGCTTTTCAGCCTCTTGGTGCATCTGTACAACTTCTTCCAGAGACTTACCTTGGTACTTATCTGGAACTGCAGGTTGTTCTTGAGGTTGCTCAACTTCTTCGTGTTGAATCTCTTCTACTTCGTTTTCAATTGTGTCCACATTGTCCTCTTCAGGTTGTGGATCTACAATCTGTGCTCTTGACATAATTAAACTCCGTGACTATAATCATTATGGAGATGTTTTATTTTTACCTGCTTTTTCGTGTTCCCTTACCCATTTCATATGTGCTCCGGGGAATGTACCATCGGAGCCATTTAGGTGGAAAGACGGGGCAGATACCATCCTTGTAGAAACAGCGCCACAGGTCTTGCACCTACTTTCTGTGACTTCTGCTTTTACAAATTCTTCGTGTACGTGTCCATTAGGACAACGAAAGTCAAATACTTTATACATACTCTACTTCTTTGTCTTCTGCTTCTGCTTGCTCTCTAGATGCTTCTATAGTTGACTCTAGGTTCAGTATAGTAGCGAAAGCAGCAAGTTGGCCTTTTCTAAAGAAGAGTTCTTCAGAATCTTTTACAGTCTGAATGTTAGATAACTGAGTAGTAGTAGCAGTGATTTCTTCTAAGAGTTGTTTGAAACCCTCGTTCTTAAAAAGACCAAGGAAGTTATCGTAATAAGTTTCAAGCTCTGGTGTCATAATAAGTCTTTGGTTAAACTATAGTATTAGTATAGCATACTTTTAAACAAATGTCAAGCATTTCTTGTAGACTTTCTACGTTTACCTGAAGCTGTGACTGCATGTTTAATTTTAGCTGGTCCTGTCTTACGTTTAGCTGATGACTTTTTTTCTGCTTCAGTCATCTTTGCTGCTACTGCTTTGGGTCTACAAGAGGGGTAAGGACGTTTACTTTTAGTAGCTGACTTACGCCCACAGGGCTTACCTGTCTTAACGTCTACCCACTCCTCTTTAAACCACTTCTTAAGGGCAGCACCTTTCTTACTTTTTCTTACGGCCACTTTTGTTACCCCAGTTCTTAGCGCCGACTTTGCGACATTTAGCTACAGCACCAGAGGCGTATGCAGAAGGCCAGACTTTGTATCTGGACTTGACCTTCTTTGCACAGGCGTCGTTAGCTTTCTTTGTACTACTTTTTCTTTTTGCTGCCACAACTACCTCGCTTCTTTTTCTTTGCTGGTGGTCGTCCTACTTGTTTTCCGTATGTACCTTTTCCATATGGCATAGTTAGCTCCTTACCATTTCTTACACGACCAGTATCGTGCCGTTAGTTTACTAGGTGGGTTTGTGTCACACTTGTGACGTGCTCTAAACGACTTCCGTCGTGCAGGCTGGTCTTTCTTAATAGTCATCTTGGCGTCACCAAAACGAATAGTCTTAGTCTTGTCACCTTCCTTGGCAACTACTACAAACTTCTTTGTTGGGTGACTAGGCGTTCGCTTTGGCTTGTTGTACCCGCTTACGCCCGCCCGTGCTAGCTTTGGGTCTTTCGACTTGGGCATTACTGAGTTCCTCCACCTTGCGTTCCAATTCCTCCAAGCGGTCCCATTGGTCTTGAAACTGCTGGCTGATTTTGTGCGTTAGGAGTTGAAACTCTTTGGTTGTCATTAACATTAGTTTTACCTTCTATGGCTTTTTCTTTAAGGAGAGTATCAGCGATTTTCATACGGCGCTCAAACTCTTTATCTTCGGCGTCACCTTCACGAAGGTTTCGGGTGACAGCATTAATACGATCAATCTCAAGCTCCTGAGGCACTGCCTGAGCCTCTGCAGCCAGCTTAGTAGCCCTAGCACTAGACTCTTGAGCCTGTGCCGCCAGAGCCGCTGTCTGGGACTGCTGGAACTGTAGTTGTGCTTGTTGTGCTTGTTGCTGCATCTGTTGTGCTTGAGGGTTAGGTTGCATAGCTTGGGCCATAGCCGCAAGTAAGTCTTCACGGTTAGACAAGTTCATGTTGTCAATAACAGACTGAATCAGTGTATTGTACAACGGTGAGTCTTTGCCCATAGTCTGCAACAGTTGTACAAGCTGAGTTACTTCGTACTCACGAGCAATAATGCCCAGAGTAGAACTAGCGTTAAACTTGTAGTCAGCTACGGGGTACGACTCAGGGTCAAACTGCATGTAACGATAAGCAGCTTTCTTAACAAATGGAATCAAGAAAGACTGTTGGAAGTTAATTAGTGTGCGCTTGTGACGTTTGATAATAGCGCCAAGAGACATACTAATACCAGCGGCAGTAGCCTCGCCGTTAACGCTGCCAGCAATTCCGGCTGAGTCCACGGCTCCGGTTGCTTGCTGTACCATCTGCTGCAAGGCTCCGGCCTGAGCAAAAGTAATTTGATTGACTTGACCAAAGTTGAAAGGCTGAAGTACTTCACGAGGATCTCCGCTGGTTAGAATCATCTTACCGGGGCGTATCTCAGGTTTAGCACCTCGTGGCAGACGTGTGGCGTCAATAGCCATCATTGGGTGAATAGTTAGACTCAGGGCGTCAATTCTAGCTCGTAGCTCTGTGTCAAGTGCTTTTTGAGAGTTGTAACCTTTTTCACATACACCACGGCCCCAGAAACGTCCGGGTACTACGTCCCAAGGAAAAGCTACTACAGGACGATCAGACATCATGTAAGGGTTTGCCTCAGCCTTAAGCAGTATACCGCCGTTAGCGATTACTACAACGGCTTCTACGTACTTTGGACCTTCGTCGTCTTCAATTTCTTCTTCTAGGTCTCCTTCAAACTCAGCATCAATTGTTGACTTAAGAAGCTCTCGTGGCACTAAACCGTAGTACTTAGTCAGACGTACTTTGTCGTCGTTGTAAATGGTTATGTCTTGGTCAGGCTCTAAGTCAGTATCAGGAGCAGCAGAACCAACGTACACGTCATTGTACACCCCTTGTTCCTGCAACATTTCTACTTGGTGTTTGCTTACAAACTCATCAATAGCCACACCCAAAGCGTCATCAACAGAAGTTGCTACAGGATCAATTAAGAAGTTCTGGGGTAGTACAGGCTTGAGCTTTACCTTGACTCGTTCAGTAATGTTTACTCCTACTGCTTGCAACTCTCCGCCCATAATAGGCTGAGTAGCAGGAGCCATCTCCTTCATTTCTTCAATAATGATTTCACCAACACCTGTACCAAATACAGCAGCATTGATAAGACATTCAGCAACAGCTTTACGTACCATACAGTCTTCAAAGTCTTCCGTAAGCTTGTTACGTAGAAACTGTACGTCCTGCTTGTCAGTGTCACCTAAGTTATCACTAACGTCAAACCATTTGCCACGACCAAAGGTGGCTTCTTCTAGTTCCGCTACATTAGACTCAACTGCCTGTTGAAGTGCAGGAGAAATAATACGGGAACGCTCAGACTTACGCTCAGAATCAGCAGGGTCCCACTGACCACGCCAGAGTCTATAATATTCTTCAAATTTTCCTTCATAATTGCTTTCGTAGTAGTCCCTCCAGTTTTCACATTTAGACATAACCCATTCTTCGATAGACTCGTCAATCATCAATGGGTCTTGTTCGTATAGTTCTTCCATATTAATATCCTGCTACCACGTCTAAGATTTCGTGGTCCTCAATTTCGTAGTCGTAGTCGTACGCTACATTTGCCAGTTGGTCGATGTACGCCAAAGCGTCAATCAAGTCGTCGTGCGTCAAAGGGTCAGGGAACTGAAAGAGTTGATCCAAGAATCTACTATTCCATTCTCCTTTGCTTAATGTAATGTAGCCGTTTTCGAAACGACCTTGTAGTGCCCACATTATTCTGTCGGTCTTCTTTTTGTTACCGTGGGTAAGCTCTTCTACTCTAAAGAACATACCGTATCTTTTTTGCATGTCTAACAGAGGAGACATTACAGCCTGTTTAGCAATACCTCTTTCGATTCCAACTGATACGGGACGGTAATCTCTAACGGCCTGAAATATCTTAGCTGCTGTTTCGTCAAGTGACCATCTACCGTATATGATATTGTCAACATACCAACCATGCTCATTGACCTTAACCACGGCGATGGCTGTGTCGTCAAGCTTGGAGTTCTTAGTCTTCTTTTTGTTGACTTCTTCAAAGCCCGCCAAGTCAACGGCAATGTAGTAATCTCCTACTTCCGGCTCATCTTCGCCAAACTTAACCCAATCTTCCTTAAACATCTCTGACCCACGGGCTTCAAACGACGCCATAAATTCTTGACGAAACGCATAAGAAGACATAGACCTTTTAGCAATGTCAATTTCACTAGGGTCCAGTAGTGGGTTATCATAAGAAGTAAAGTGCCAAGCTTTGTACGTAGGGTCATCATCTAGTTCCGCATATTTGTACAGTTCATAAAAGTGGTTCCTTCCCATTGGTGTGCCTATGAACATTGCACATCCTTTTTGGTCAGCCAAGGCAGGTCTCAGGATCTGTTCAAATACCTCTGGCTTCATGTCAGCGTACTCGTCCATCACTAGAAACTTGAGGCTGACACCTCGCATTGTCTCTGGTCTGTCGGCACCTTTGAGGCTGATGGTAGCACCGTTGACAAGCTTAATTTGAAGATTATTAATATGGCTACCAGCGATAACAGGGTGCCCAAGCTCAAGCAAGGTGGACCACATGATGTCTCTGGCTTGTCCCTGAGTAGGTGCGACGTAAAATACATGACCCTTGTCTGCCTGTAGTGCGTTAACAATTAACATCCATGCTGCTAACCTAGACTTACCAGTACGTCGCCCAGCAGCTACTATTTTAAATCTTGTATCGTCTGCCCAGACATCTTGCTGCCAAGGCAGTAGTTCTATATTAAGATCCATTAAAGTTATTAAACACTGCTGGTGCTTCTAACAGATCAAACGTAACTACTACTTCTACGTTCCCTGCACTACCTGTTGATGCTCTAATTATGTCTCCCGGCTGTAAAACAAACACTGCACTACCATCAATCAATAGGTTTTCTTTTGACGATATGTTAGTGCCGTTATAAATGTACACGTCTGGAATAGGGCTAGGTTTTTTTATAAACAATGTAATGTCATTAGTAGAGTTATGTAGATTAGCTACAAACACCATGTTCCAATGTGCAACGTAACCAGCAGGAATTTCTACAATCTTTTGCGTACTGGTGTCTGTCAGGTTCTTGTTCTTTGTATATAACATCAGGAATACGTCCACATAACAGGAGTAGTACCACGGGTGTCAACGTGGATAAAGTCAGAAGCAACACCAATACCTGTAAATCCTAGCTTAAGAGCAGAGTTGACAAGGTTAAGGCGATCAGCAGCGTTTGTTATTTTTATGTCCGCTGCGATCCCTTGGGCATGTGTTCCGGGAACATCTTTCTTTCGCTCTATTGGATGCAGTGTCGGGTGTCTATATCCACTAGTAATGACAAAAGGAAATCCACAGTACGCCCTTAACTCGTCTAACTTCTGTAGGAACTCTTGCTCCATGTTGTTAGTACCACTGACTTGACAATCGAATTCTTCTCTAGTAAAGTGCTTAAGACTCATCTACTACTTCTCCTTCGATTATCTCTGGAGTAGACACTTCAGCAGTACCTACGCCACTAATGTTGATCTGAATAGCGTTTCTACCATTGTCTTTTACTACGTCTTTTTCAAAAGCACCTACAGGTAGTATACGGTCCATCACAAGTTTCCAAGCAGCAGCCTGATTCTTATGGTCGTTGTCCAAAGCAGCATCAAAAATAGTCTCTAGGACCTTACGAGACTTAGGACTAGCCAACATTCTAGCCTTGTACTCGTTAATTATCGCTGCGTCACCCTTGGGTCGGCCTACTATACCCTTGTTTCCGGGCTTTACAGCGGCTACTTCGGACTTCCGGGGTCTGCCACGACCTCTTTTTTTAACAACGTCGGTCATAACTAAAATTATCCCTTAATATGACTATAGTATAACATAAGTTAACACGAAAGTCAAGCCATTTTTAGGTTAATTCCTGGGACTATTGAAACTTGAGTAAAAACAATAGGTTATACTGCTTTTATTTTTACTTAATTTTTCTAATTTTAGCTTATTTTGTGCCTAAGTGGCTACTACAAATATTCTTACGTTGCGATCCCCTCCCCCGGTCTAAAGTTATCCACAGGTTATACAAAGTTATCCACAGGTTTTCCACAGGTTGTGGACAACTTGTGTATAACTATTGCGCGCACTGTGGATAAGTCTGTGGATAACTTTAGTTGCAGCCAAGGTTGTGGATAAAGTTATGCACAGGTTATCCACAGGATTTCCACAGGCGCAACC